TACAATGGGTGCGTTAGGATCTCTGTTTGGTAACTTTGGCAAAGGTACTCCTGCAATGTTACACGGCGAAGAAGCCATTATTCCTAAAAATTCAGCAATGGGCGGTATGTTGGACATGATGCAAGGTGACTTAGGTAACCTTAAGGGCATGATGAAAGGCCCAGACGGCAAGATGAACATTGGCGGTATGATTGAACAAGCACAGGCTATGGGTTCAAAATATGAGAAGTATCAAACCGAAAATGCAGACAAATTAAAAGCCGAAGGCCGCGGAATGGCAAAATCTCTTACCGGTTTGAGTGACGAACAACTTGACAAGATGGAGGCTCAGAGTGTAAAATCAAATAATACTGTGAGTTCCGGTAGTTCGATAAATACTGGTACTAGCGGTTTAGGACCAAAATTAGACGAATTAATTCGATTAAACAGAGATATGCTCGATGAACTTCGTAATATGTAGGATACAAATTTAAATGGGTTGGAAAAAATACTTTACAGAATACAAACCGGCAGACACGTCAGGAAATACTAGTCCTATCGCAGGATATAGTAATTCAGGTCCTGCTAGAACAAACTATTCATCGTTCTTGCCAGAGGTTTACTCAGGGCATCCAAATCGTATTGAGCGTTATACACAGTACGACACAATGGATTCAGACTCAGAAGTAAACGCGGCACTAGATATCCTTGCTGAATTTTGTACACAAGAAAACGCAGAAAACAAAACCCCATTTAACGTATTCTTTAAAGACAAAGCAACAAGCACAGAAGTTAAAGTATTAAAACAATACCTACAACAATGGGCAGATATTAACAACTTTGATAGACGTATTTTTAAAGTTGTACGTAACTTATTCAAATATGGTGATGTATTTTTTGTACGTGACCCAGAAACATACAAATGGTTTTATGTTGATCCTGCAAAAGTAGATAAAATCATTGTAAATGAAAGCGAAGGTAAACAACCTGAGCAATATGTTATTCGTGATCTTAACATTAACTTCCAAGATCTAGCAGTAACACAGAAAAACGCAACTAACTCACCTGGATCGCTTGACTACACAACAGGTGGTGGTTCACAAGGTAGAGGTTTTGTTGGTGCAGGTCCACAAAACTTTGGAACAAGATTTGAACAACAACAAAATCAACTAGCAGTTGATGCTGAACACGTTGTTCACTTATCACTATCAGAAGGTTTAGACAGAAACTTTCCATTTGGTAATTCACTATTGGAAAGTGTGTTTAAAGTTTATAAGCAGAAAGAATTACTTGAAGATGCAATTATTATCTACCGTGTGCAAAGAGCACCAGAACGTAGAGTATTTTACATCGACGTAGGTAATATGCCTACTCACTTAGCAATGGGTTTCGTTGAAAGAGTTAAAAACGATATCCATCAAAGACGTATTCCAAGTGCAACTGGCGGAGGCACAAACGTAATTGATGCCAGTTTTAATCCATTATCGATTAACGAAGATTATTTCTTCCCACAAACAGCAGAAGGTCGTGGTTCTAAAGTAGAAACACTACCAGGTGGTACTAACTTAGGTGAAATTGATGACCTTAAGTACTTTACCAACAAATTATTCCGCGGTTTACGTATTCCTAGTTCATATCTTCCTACCGGTGCTGACGATAGTGCGGCCCAATATAACGACGGAAGAGTAGGAACTGCTTATATCCAAGAACTACGTTTTAACAAATACTGTGAAAGACTACAAAAACTTGTAGCATTTGTCTTTGATAGAGAGTTTAAACTTTATCTACGTGCTAAAGGTGTAAACATTGATAACGCAATCTTTGATTTACACATGAATCCACCTATGAACTTTGCTAGTTATAGACAAAGTGAAATGGATAATGCTCGTGTTAATACGTTTGCATCGCTACAAGAGGTTCCATATATGAGTAAACGCTTTGCATTGAAGCGATTCTTAGGTCTTACAACAGAAGAAATTGCAGAAAACGAAAGTTTATGGCGTGAAGAAAACTCCGACGAAGCAATTAACAATATTGGAGCAAGTACAGAAATGCGTAGTGCAGGTGTTACACCTGGCGGTATGCAATCTGATCTTGATAACTTAGGTTCAACAGAACCAGGTGAAGGTGCACCTGAGCCAGAAGCAGAGCCAGCAGGCGGAGAAGCAGGCGGCGGCGCGGAACCAACACCACCTCCAACTCCAGGCGGCGGCGGAGCAGGTATCTAAGGTAAATACTAATATGAAACTTAACGAATTTTTCTATTTTGACAAAGAAGGTAATGACTTCAGTGACGACAAACGTTATAATGCTGACAGAGATATCAGTGTTGTACACCCTGATGATACTAGAAAGACTCGCTTAACACTAAAACAAATCAATGAACTTCGCAGAACAGGCGAAGCACGTGAACTAGAACAACAAAAAGAACTTACATTTATCCGTGATATGTACGGACAACCACCACAAGACGCTACCGCTATTTAAATAACCTTTAAATACGTGCATGAGCACAGCATTTGTATTAGGTAACGGAACTTCCCGACAGCAAATAGAATTAAACAGTTTAAAAGGCAAAGGTACTATCTATGCCTGTAATGCTGTTTATAGAGAATTTAATCCAGAAGTATTAGTAGCAGTGGATCCTAAAATGATTCACGAAATTGTTGCGTCTGGATATCATAAAAACAACGTTGTATGGACAAACTATAACAATTCCTATAAGGATTATACACATTTAAACTATTTTAATCCTAGTAAAGGTTGGTCTAGTGGCCCTACTGCATTATATAAAGCAAGTAAAGATAATCATAAAACAATCTATATACTAGGCTTTGACTTTTTAGGTTTAGCAGGCGGAAAACGTTTTAATAACGTATATGCTGACACTAAAAACTATAAAAAGAGTGCAGAACCTGCCACATACTACGGCAACTGGCTTAGACAAACAGAAACAACAATCAAAGCACACCCCCACATACAGTACGTTAGGCTAACTAATAATGAGGACTTTTGTCCAGCCCAGTTAAATGTTTATGAAAATTTTAGAAATTCTACCTATGCAGAGTTTAAAAAGTTGCTTTTTTTGGACAATAAATAAAAAAGTGCAGTTTTTAGGCCTATTTGCACCGGTAAAACTGGTTTTTTTGTAAATATTACTGAACAGCCTTGCCTATTAACATTTAAAAAGGAGAACAAACAAATGTCAAACAAATTTGAAGAATTGTTAGATCTTCTCGTAAACGAAGAGCAGGAAAAAGCAGAAGAACTTTTCCACGATATCGTTGTTGAGAAATCTAAAGAAATTTACCAAGGATTAATTGAATCTGAGTCTAAGGACGACGAAGAAGTAGAAGAAGCAACTGATGATGAAGAAGTTGAAGAATCAACTGACTCAGAGGATGAAGTAGAAGAGAACTTCGTAGACGATTTTGCTGATGAAGAATCAGTAGAAGAAGTCGGCGGCGATGCAACTGACGATATGATGGCAGATGTAGAAGCAGACGGTGAAGAAGATCACCACGCTGACATGGGCGGTAACGAAGAATTAGAAGATCGTGTTGTTGATTTAGAAGATGCATTAGACGATCTTAAAGCAGAATTTGAAGCCATGATGGACGACAAAGGTGAAGATGACGGTGAAGAAGCCGGCGACGACGCTGATATGGACATGGGCGACGAAGAAGAATCAGAAGAAGCCGAAGAAGAGTCAATTGAGCCTGCTTTTGAAGAAGCAGAGGAAGTTGAAGAAGGTGCAAAACAACCAAAAACCGCTGGCGAGACTATGAGAGAATATGTAGAAAAAGTCTCTGCACCTAGCAATTCAGAAGGTTCTGATAACACTAAATCTCCAGTAGCAGGTAATGCTAAAGCACCTAACGATGCTAAAGCACACGCTATCGGTAGTGGCAGTGAAGAAAAGGGCGGTAGTGCTCAAAAGCCTAAAGAAGATAACGCTGGAAACATTAATGTTCCTGGTGGTAAGGCTGGAGACACTTTTAAGAAAGCATCTGCACCAAAGAGTGCTGAGTAATTAAGGAGAAGCCACTATGGCATCATACTTAAGAGAGAATCTTACTTTCGATCAGGCGAAAGTCACCCTTGAGTCTCAAGGTGAAGGAGAAAACAAGTCCCTTTATTTAAAAGGCATTTGTATTCAGGGTGGTGTTAAAAACGCAAATCAGCGAGTCTACCCGGTCTCCGAAATAGGCAACGCTGTTAGGACACTCAAGGATCAGATCGATGGTGGTTATTCAGTATTAGGTGAAGTAGATCACCCAGATGACTTGAAAGTAAATTTGGACAGGGTTAGTCACATGATTACAGATATGTGGATGGACGGTCCTAACGGTTTTGGTAAGATGAAAATCCTACCAACACCAATGGGGAACCTAGTGAAGACAATGCTGGAAAGCGGAGTCAAACTAGGTGTATCCAGCAGAGGTAGTGGTAATGTTAGCGAAGCCAATGGCGAAGTTAGCGATTTTGAAATTATCACTGTTGATGTAGTAGCACAACCAAGTGCGCCAGGTGCATATCCTACACCAATCTATGAACACTTTATGAATACAGCAGGTGGTTATAGAGCAATGCAGGTGGCACATGAAGTACAAAGCGACAAAAAATCGCAAAAGTATCTTCAAGAAGCAATGCTACGAGTCATAAAAGGCTTGCAGTAACATAAAGGAGAAAGCCAATGAGTGATGTTTTTAACAAACTTTTTGAAACAGGCATCTTAAGCGAGGACGTAAGAGACTCAATTCAAGAAGCATGGGACACTAAAGTTAAAGAAAACAAAGACAAAGTTACTGCTGAACTCCGCGAAGAGTTTGCACAACGCTATGATCATGATAAACAAGCCATGGTTGAAGCAGTTGATCGCATGGTCTCCGATCGTTTACAATCTGAAATTGAAGAAATTGCTGAAGACAAAAAGGCACTTGCAGAAGCAAGAGTTGAGTACAAAGCAAAAGTAGGCGAACATTCAGATAAATTGCAAGAGTTTATGCTCAAGCAGTTGACTAAGGAAATTAGCGAACTTAATGAAGACCGTAAAGCGGTTTCAGAGAGATTCGGTAAATTGGAGAACTTTGTGGTTAAACAACTTGCAAAGGAAATCAACGAGTTTGCGGAAGACAAGAGAGACTTGGCAGAAACCAAAGTTAAACTTGTCGCAGAGGCTAAGTCTAAACTTGATGAACTTAAAACTAAGTTTGTTGAGAAATCGGCTTCAATTGTTAAGGAAACAGTTTCTAAGAGACTTACTGATGAAATCAGTCAGTTGAAAGAAGACATTGAAACTGCTAGAGAAAACAATTTTGGTCGTAAAATGTTCGAAGCGTTTGCTAATGAGTACCAAACTTCTTACTTAAACGAGAAATCAGAAACTGCAAAGTTAATGAAAGTTATCGCTGAGAAAGAAGAACAATTAGCAGAGGCTAAGAAATCGATCACAGAGAAGGATACGCTAGTTGAGTCTAAGGAAGCAGAAATTAATGCGGCTAGAGACACAGCAAAACGTGTTGCAGTGATGATAGAGTTGCTCAGCCCATTAGGAAAAGACAAAAAAGATTTAATGTTTGAACTATTGGAAAGTGTACAAACTGAAAAGTTACACACTGCGTTTGAGAAGTATCTACCGGCAGTTATGGAAGACAGAGCACCAAAAACTGTAAAAC